GAATACGTATCTCGGCCAGTTATGGGAGGATATGGGTGAGCGTCTAGAGGACTACGAGCTGGCTGAGCGCAGAGAGCCGATGCCTCTTATACCGGATGATGCCGTTTTACTTACGGCAGGAGTCGACGTGCAGGATAACCGATTGGAGCTGTCTATCATTGGGTGGTCAGGCAAAGGCGACGACGAGTCCTACGTTATTAAACATATCACCTTGTATGGCGATCCCAGCACCCCGCAACTCTGGTCAGATTTGGACTCGATCTTGTTCGCGCAATATGAAACAGAGTCCGGTAGGAAGATGACCATAAGAGGATCGTGTATTGATACGGGCGGTCACTTCACAAACTCGGTCTATTCATACTGTAAGAAAAACGCAGGGCGCAGAGTGTTCGCGATTAAGGGTGTGGGTGGTGAGGGTAAGCCTATAGCAGGGCGTCCGAGTCGTAATAATATCGCAAAGTGTCCGCTGTTTGGTATCGGAGTGGACACAATTAAGGACATGGTTTTCGCTAGATTGCGGATAAACGAAGAGGGCGCAGGGTACGTCCATTTCAGCGACGAACTGAACGACGAATACTTTCGCCAACTGACAGCCGAGAAAGTTGTCACAAAGTACCACAGGGGCTTCAAAAAGCGCGTATACGAGAAGATCAGGCCGAGAAATGAGGCGCTGGATTGCATGGTGTACGCGATCGCGGCATATGCTATACTATCGGTCAATGTCAAGACGTTGGCGAGACGCATTGAGGAAAAAGACGTAGTGCAAGAAAAGCCGAAGCCAGCATCTCCGAATAATCGACCATTCATGCCGAAGCGTGCGGGTGGTTTTGTCAACTCATGGCGTTGATCTATGGCTAATCTATTTGATCCCGCGAATGCTCCCGAAGGCGAACCCAAACAGGTCGTCGTTGGGGACTTCATTCAGTGGAAGCGGTCAGACCTAACAGACTACCCAACATCTGAAGGATACACGGCTGAATATGTAGCTCGTATCACTGGCGGCGGCTCCAATGAGATAAAAATGCCACAGTCTGCAAGCTCAACTGATGATTATTACCTGTTTACGGTAGATTCTGACACTAGCGCATCATTTATTACGGGACTTTATCACTGGCAGCTAGAGATTACGCAGACCAGTTCAGGCAATCGCATTGTCGTTGACACGGGTGACTTTCAAGCCATCCCTGACATGGACAACAATCAAGCCGATCCGCGCATTCATGCCGAGATTATGGTGGCTAAGATTGAGACGATTCTTGAAGGTAAGGCCGACGCTGATGTGTCCAGCTACTCAATCGCGGGTCGATCGCTTACGAAAATGTCATTCAATGAGCTGGTAGAGGCGAGAGACTACTACCGTCGCGAGATAGTAAAGCACAATAACGATGAGCTGATTAAGAAGGGCAAGAAGAACGGCTCGACAATCAAGGTGAGGTTCTAAAATGGCGATTTTTGACTTTTTGAAACCAAAGCCAACTGTCGAGAAGAAAGTATTCAAACGTGCCTATCATGCGGCCAGCACATCGAACCTATTTGCTGATTATGTAGACTCTGAGCGCTCGCCAGACTCCGAATTGTATCCAGTTATCAATAGGTTACGCGCAAGATCGCGTGATCTGGCCAGAAATAACGCCTATATGCGCCGTTATTTGCAGTTGCTACAGCACAATGTGGTGGGCAAAAAGGGCGTTTCGTACCAGTCTAAGGCGCTAGATTCGGTCGGTAATTTGGACATGATCGGCAATCAGGCCGTCGAAAATGCCTTCAAAATGTGGTCAAAACGCGGTCATTGTACCGTTGACGGCAAGATGTCATTCGTTGACGCGCAGAAACTGGTGATCGAAGGTCTGGCTCGGGATGGTGAGGTGTTCATCATCAAGCACAGAAGCGCGACTTTCCATGATTCGTTTGCTCTTGAGTTCATAGAGCCCGAGCAGGTAGACGATCAATTGAACAAGCGTTTGGCTAACGGCAACGAAGTCAGAATGGGCGTTGAGCTGGATCAGTTCCGTCGTCCTGTTGCGTATCACCTACTGACGTACCATAAAGGCGACTACGACTATACGACTCAGACCAAAAGCCCGAAGCATATCCGCGTACCCGCTGAGAGAATCATTCACATTTTCATGTCTCGTCGCGCGGGACAGACTCGCGGTGAGCCATGGGCGGCTTCGGCAATGGCGTCTATTAAGATGCTGGACGGATGGCGTGAGGCTTCAATCGTTGCTGCTCGTGTTGGTGCGAGTAAGATGGGATTCTTCACGTCACCGAGTGGAGATGGGTTTGTTGCTGATGAGCTAGAGAACGGCATACCGATCATGGACGCATCGGCTGGCTCGTTTCATCAGTTGCCGCAGGGCGTTGACTTCAAGAGCTTCGATCCGCAGTACCCTACAAGCGAGTTTGATTCATTCCACAAGGCCGTTCTCAAGGGTATAGCATCGTCTTTGGGCGTATCTTACACGTCACTGGCGAACGATTTAGAGGCGACAAGCTACTCAAGCATCCGTCAGGGCGCACTAGAAGAGCGTGATTTTTACCAGAATATTCAAGAGTTTATGATCGAACACTTCATTCGTCCAGTGTTTGAGGCATGGCTTGAGTCCGCGATGGAGATGGATTCGTTCGGTATTCCGCTCAGAGCCTATCAGAAGTTCGCAGATGCCGCAGAGTTTAGGGGCCGATCATGGAACTGGGTCGATCCGCAGAAGGAAATGAACGCGGCGATCAATGGCCTACAGGCTGGCATATTGTCTCTTTCTGATGTTGCGGCTAACTACGGCAAAGATTCAGAGGAGTTGCTGTCTCAGATTGCGCGTGATCGTGCTCTTATGGAGCAGTTCGGAATTACGTACGGTCTAGAGCCATACGGCGTACAGAAGATGCCAGAGGTAGCCGATAATGGCGACGTATAAAGGCGAAGAGATAAACACAAAACCTACGGAGGCGATGGCGGCCAATGCTAAACGCGGTCTGGAATGGCGTGAAGAATACGGTAGAGGCGGCACTGAAGTTGGCGTGGCGCGTGCTAGAGACATCTCTAACCGCCGTGAGCTTTCTATTGATACTGTCAGGCGTATTTATTCTTACTTTGCTCGACATGAAGTCGACAAGGGAGCAGAGGGATTCAATCAGGGCGAAGATGGCTTTCCGAGCGCTGGGCGTATCGCATGGGAACTCTGGGGAGGGAGCGAGTCTCAGTCATGGGCCAACCGGATCGTCGAACGTCTCAATTCACTAGATGATCGAAGCGAAGATATGATTGAGTCCAGACCATACCCTAACGAGCACGCGGCGCGAATCAATGAACCTGAAAAGTATCAGGGCTTTCGTCGCATAAAAGATGAATTAGGTGATGGGATACATATTATCTTAGGTTTGTTGAATGGGACGAGTGAGATTCAGTCGATCCGATTTGACAAAACAAAGTGGACTGCCGAAGCCGCACAGCAATGGTTAGCAGAGAATGGCTATACTGTGATAAAATTCGAGCCAGCACTTGAGGAAAAATCTATGGAAGATCAACAAGTTGACTTAGAAGAAGTGATTGAGCGAGAAGATTCGCTCGATCTTGATATTGATGAGCAGATGCTTGATGCGCTTGAGTCTATCGAAGACGAGTCTGAATCCAGCCGTAAAGGTGTTCAGGTTGAGCACCGCGCAATGGCTATGGACGATCAGGCGATCAATGAAGATACGCGCACAGTCCGTATGTCTATCAGCTCAGAATATCCAGTACAGCGATCGTTCGGGATGGAAGTGCTAGAGCACTCACCTGAAGCGATTGATATTTCATTTTTAAATTCTGGTCGAGCTCCATTGCTGCTTGACCATGACCCTGAGAAGCAAATTGGGGTAATAGAATCAGTGGAACTCGACAGCTCGGCACGGCGACTCCGTGCGACGGCTCGCTTCGGAAGGGGTGCGCTTGCTCAAGAGGCTTTCACCGATGTAGTTGATGGGATTAAATCGAACATCTCGATCGGTTATGCTATCAACAAACTCGAACGCAAGGACAAGGACACTTATGTGGCTAAGTCATGGCGTCCGATGGAAGCATCGCTTGTTTCCCTGCCCGCTGATGTCTCGACCAACATCGGCATTGGTAGGTCTTGCGAGTCTTCATCTAAACCCGTGATTACAACTGACTTTAAAGAGGAATCTATCATGTCAGAACATACTATTGATATCGCGGCAGTCGAAGCAGAAGCTCGCAAAGCCGCACAACGTAACGCCGCTCAGATCGTAGAATTGGGCGCACGTCACAACAAATCTGATCTTGCTCAGAAAGCAATCTCTGAAGGTCGTAGCATCGAAGAGTTCCGCGGTGAACTTTTAGACGTTATCGGCTCACAGCGTGCAGTTGAAGAGCAAGCAATCGGCATGACTCAGAAAGAAGTTAAGCGCTTCTCTTTGATGCGTGCTATCAACGCTCTTGCAAACCCGACTGATCGTCGTGCTCAAGAAGCCGCCGCGTTTGAATTTGAATGTTCACGCGCTGCCGCTGAAGCCTACGGTCGTACAGCACAGGGCATCTTGCTACCTGCTGAAGTAATGCGTAACTGGAAGCGTGACCTGAACAGCACCGATGATGCGGCATTGTTCACCGATGACTTCCGCGGCGGTGACTTCATCGACGCACTTCGAAATGCTTCATCTGTAATGCAAGCTGGCGCTCGTATGCTTACCGGTCTTTCTGGCGATGTTAAAATCCCTAAGAAAACCGCGGCGGCATCTGCTGGATGGGTAACTGAAGGTAACGCTGTTTCTGAA